ATGGCAGCGAAAAACAAACAAATCAAAAAAATCATTAGCTGGGTAGTTGGACTACCAGCCGCAATAATCGCAATAAGCGAGCCAACAGACTTGCGCCTCTGGTGGGTGCAGTTCGTGGCAATCGCGGTGCTGGCGGTCGTATTGTTCGCCAACGGCGTGTTCGACGAAACTATCCAAGAATTAAAATCGCGAAAGGAGATTTGGCGATGAAGATACACGTAAACGTGATACCGTCCCCAGTTCGGCTGGTTACGGTACATAAGCGTGAGCCTATCAACAGGGTGATTGACAGACTGCGCAAGTTGGATGACCGTGACTTCGACAAGTCGGTTAAAGCAGCGAAGTGGTTGCGGATTTTCGACAAAGGAATGAAGTGGATCGAGGGTAAGTTTTATGGACGAAAATAGTTTGTTTGAAAAATTAGAAAATCTAATCGATCCGACATTTCTCGATCGAGCCTTGGCAGGGGAGGCGTAAGTGGCAGACGCTTACTATAGCCGACCAGAGTGGTCATACTCATCGATGAAGCTGATTCTCGATCACGGCATCGATTATGCGGTCGCAGCTAAACGTGGAGACCTGCCAGACTTAGATAGTAAAGCTATCGATTTGGGGCAGCTGGTTCACATGCTGATACTCGGCGGCGAGGATCAATTCGCCATCAGTCCGTTTGAGAACTTCTATTCGAAAGAATCCAAGGCGTGGCGTAACGAACAGAAAGCTGCTGGCAAACACATCATCACTTTAGGCATGTTCAAGGCTGCTGATCAGATTTTGAAGAATATCGAGAACCACCCGCTAGCGAAGCAATACATTTTTGCTAAGGGTGCGACATTCGAGCATGAGATGTATGCTCGCACCGCCGATGGCGTAGATATGAGAGGCAAAGCGGACGTACTGATTCGCACTAATGAATCGGTCATGATAACCGACCTGAAAACTACCGCAAAGTTCGACAAGTTTTTCAAAACCGCACAGTCAATGCATTACGATTTACAGTCAGCAGTTTACACGCTGGTGACGGCGTCAAGCCTAGAGTTAGACCCGGCGTTAGTCAAGTTTGCCTACTGCGTGGTTGAAGCTGTCGCGCCATACCGCGTGCAGTTCATGATTGCCGGCATCGACTTTGTTGAAGCCGGCGAACGCAAGCTGCGTACGTGTGTTGACGAAATCATCAAGTTTGGCGATAGCGAGCCGAATTTCCTCATTGAAGAAGTGAGGGAGCTAGGCGACTGGAGCCTGTAAAAGAAAGGAGAATATGAAAGTCTTTAATAGTTTAGACCCGACCGAAAAACCATCAATTCTGATGGTTGTGTATGGCGAGGGCGGCGTTGGTAAAACAACGTTTGCAGCCACAGCACCACGACCGATTATCGCTGACTGCGAAAACGGTAGTAAATACTTCGGACTTCGTGGCATTGCAGCCGACGTAGCGCTGATCGAAAAATGGGACGATATGCAGGAGTTTATGCAGATCGCACTCACTGACAACTACGACACGGTGATCATCGATCCAATTGGCGAGCTAATGGAGAAGCTGATCGCTTACATGCGAAATAGAGCCGATAGCAAATTGGTCCAGCGTGACGGCAACCCGACAATGGCGGGCTGGGGCTGGTTGAAATCAACCATGCGAACGTTCTTGAAAACCATGCGTGATAGCGGTAAGCATATCGTTATCGTGGCTCACGTTCAAGAGAAAGACGATGATGGCCGAGTTATTAAACGTCCAATGGTAGCCACAAGACTATCTGAGGAGCTGGTCAATCTGGTGGACATCGTCGGCTACATGACAACGATCAATGATAGCGAAACCGGCGACACCAAGCGACTGATTATCGTTGATCCAGCCAGCGATAAATACGTCGCAAAAGACCGTACTGGCCGACTGGGGCGTTACATCGAACCAGACTTTACGAAGATCGTCGATGGCGTTCGGGGCGACGCTGAGTATGCGTGGATCACGGCAGCACCAGTATTGGCAAGTCGAGAGCAAATCGAAGCAGCCGCTAAGCCAACCATTCCAAGCTCACGCGTCGAGATGACTGACGCTCGCCTTGGTAAATCTGAAGCAGACAGGAAATAAAGGAGGAACATGTCACAACTACAAGAATACGTCGATTCGCAGGTTGCTACGATATCGCCGTTCAAAATCAAATCGCAAGAGCTTTTGGAACAAGCCAAAGCTAAAGAAGTAACTGACGACGCCACCGCCAAAGAGGCAGTTGCAATTCGCAAGCTGATCACCTCGCATCGTACTGAAGTTAAAAACGCACGACTGGCGATCACTCGCAACTTTGACAGCGTCAAATCGCAATTTATCGACGCTGAAAAGGATGTTCTCGCACCGGCCGAAGAGGCGTTGGAGAATATCAGTCAGAAAATCCTCGCTTACCAAGAAGAGCAGGAGCGACTAGCAAAAGAGGAAGCGGCGCGCGTTGACGCTATCTGCGCCAAGTTCGCTACCAATGCTAAATCATTGCGTAGCCAAAAGGCTTGTGATGAAAAAGGCGCTGAATTGAAGCAGATATTCGCTGAGCTACCTGAAGCTGATCAGAACCACGCTGAAATCAAGCTGGCATTCACTAAAGCCATCAACGAGTTGCTGACGCGTAAAGACGAACTGACAACCGCCGAGCGCGATGAGTCTGAAGCAGCCAAGCTGGCAGCACAACGTAAACGCGAGCAGGAAATCGCCGAGGCTGAAGCAGCCAAAGCTGCTAAAGCACAACAGCCAGCCGTCAAATCTGGCATTAAAACCAAGACGGTGTTCACGGTCACCAACCCCGAATTAGTGCCACGCTACTTGTGCGAGCCAAGCGACAAACTAATCCGCGAAGCCATCGCCAACGGTCTACGTGAAATCCCAGGCGTTGAAATCCGCGAGGAAAAGAGTTTCTAATATGACAGCAATTAACACAGTAACCCTAATCGGACGTGTTGTCCGCGACATTGAAGTCAACTCGACAAATAGCGGCAAGTCCGTAGCCTCATTCGCACTAGCGGTTGATGGCTACGGCAAAGATGCCGACGCCAGTTTTATCGATTGCGTGGCTTGGAATAAGGCAGCTGAACTGCTGGCAGAGTACGCACCGAAAGGCAAGCAAATTGGCATAACCGGCAGATTGCAAACGAGAATCTGGGAGAAAGATGATGTCAAGCGTAAAGCTACTGAAGTCATTATCGATCAGTTCCAGTTTTTGAGCGACGCCAAGGGTAGCGGCAATAATGCCGCACCGGCGACTGAGCGATACGCCGAAAATGATGCTAAGGCGACAAAGACTACAACCAACCAAGCGGCGAAACCAGTAGAGGATATCGACCTCGGCACGCCGATCGATTTGAGCGAAATACCATTTTAAGGAAAGGAGAACCATGGCAGGAACGGAAGCGGGCGGGAGGGAAGCAGCCGCAACCAACCTCCCGAGAAATCCAAACACTTCTACCGTGAAATTGGCAGAAAGGGCGGATCGGTAGGCGGCAAAAAAGGTTTTGCACTTAATCCAGAACTGGCACGTATTTGCGGTGCAAAGGGCGGCCGAATCAGCAAACGCAGATCTAAGCAAGACATTGAGCTGGCTGAATTTGAAAAAACCGCGCCGTACGGCAGATGTAGCATGTGTAATTTAGCACTCATCAAATCTGACGCTGAGCGAAATGACTATCCAGACATGCACGAAACCTGCATGTATGAGAGGTTTGGAGATTAAGGCGTCGTGACTAAAAAAGCACTTCGCAAGAAGCAACGCCGCAAGCGCAAGAAACTGGAGGCTACGTAATGTCTCTGATGAATTGCGCATTCACGGTTCGCTGGAGCGACGAGAAGAACAAGCCGCACGCAAAGACCTACGCTACCGAAGCCGACGCTAAGCGAGCCAAAAAATGGCTGCTGGAGCATGGTGTTTGGAGCGTAGACATCGCGGTCAAGATAAATAATAAGCCAGCTGGTAGTTTGGAAGACGGAGATAAGCCGTCTGAGACTGAGGCTGAGCAGAAAGGATTTTGGTGGGAGAAGTGATTGACGACAATCAGTTCGACATATTCCAGTGGGCGAACTGGGCTGATGCTAATAAGAAAGATCTGCTCATCGACCTGTTCATTTTCAATAAAAACTTTACGCCATACGTGTTACCACTGAAAACATCGATCATAGAAGACCAAATGCGATCACTGTTTCTTTACGACATGATCAATTTTGTGGAGACTGGAGCAGCAGTTGGATTGTCTGTCAGGGACTACGCGACAAACGATCAAATGGAAAATGTTTTGCTATACAGCGAGCTTGAGAGCATTCAGCGTGCCGACATGCTCATCTATCTTCTTGGCGATGACAATATTGCTGAGTTCAACGAGAAAGAACACGAGATGAAGCGTATGCACGGTATTGTAGCGCGGTTTAGCGACCCAAAAGATCCAGACAAGACCTTTTACATCGCCAAACAGCTGCAGCGGTCGCAGATGTTGAGCGGGAGTCTCACATGGCAAGTTAGCGGTAGTGACTTTGGCGAGCTTAATGCCGACGCAGCGTTCAAGATACCAGCAGACAACCAAGTGTTGATCGCCGGAGGCAAAGTGTTCGCATTCAATCCAAAGAAGTTTGTCAATTTGTTCAAGCAAGACCCATCAAGCGACGCTGCAACAAAGCAAGTCATTGATCTTTTGACGAAAAAGTTTGCGCTGAACCTGCCTGAGGGATTGTCATTCGCAGAGTTGGCTGACCGCAACAAATCACTGACTACTATGTTGATGAAGTTGGACGTTGAACATTTGCCTTGTAAGGAGAGAGTTGTCGATTATGCCGAGGAAATGGATTTGGCGCTTATGTCAGACAATCACGACGGCATTATTATCATGGATAATCGTGACGCAATGATGTTTGTCAATATCCTGGCCGACAACTATGTCGACAGCAACTTGACTGATTCACGCTACCTCGTGACTGGCAAGAAGCGGATTGATAGCGATTCGCAGATGAATATGAATATATAAAAGCCATTGACTAATGACCTACCATATGTCGAAAAACTGGGCGAACATTAACATCAACCGCAGAACTGGCAGCATAATCTGAGGAATAAAGCTGGGTTCCCGAACGGGAGTAAGCCAAAAAGCGAGAAATCCTTCGCTCCGTGATTGTGCTGTCAACTGGACAGATGACCATTTTGCCCACCCGGGTCGTCTGTCTAATAGGCGACATCAATCCTTAAAGTAATTAACAGTAATGATATACACTTTGGTGTCGCCTTGCCCCCAGTTCTGCGGTTGAGGAAAAGGAACGAAATGGAAACATTAGTTTGGATTTTACAAGCAGTACCGCACGCTATTTTTATCACTGGCTTAATCGTAGCTGGGCATTGGTCAATTAAAAAAATCATTAAGGCGGTAAAGGAATACGATAATGTTTGAGTCGATGCGAAAATCAATTGAAAAACAAAATGAACTGCTTGAAGAAATCTTGGAGAGAGGCAGTTTAGAAAGCGTATTAAAAGATGTAAGCCCAATCGAAACTAGTGCCACATCTTTGTATATGGACCCGTATAATTACGATGAAACAAAGAGATGTGTAAATGGCAATATCAGTGAACGTATTCTGGAAATCGTAAGACTGTATGGAGAAGTGAAATATCTGACTGAGGTAATTCCAAGGCAGTATGAAACCTTCAACCGCATTAAACAGCAATCTCCGAACGGGACCGTGTGGGAAGATATAGACAACTTTATCAAAAGGTATGAGGAGGAGCATAAGAAATGAAAATTAGTCCGAAGTTTATGAAGAACGCTGAACCGCAAGACGTAGTGATTGTCTTAGGTGTATTTGTACTGATAATTTCAATAATTGTCTTTTTGCACTGGGCTGCTGTTTGGGAGGATCAAATGTCAGAGCGAGAGGCTCAATACACGAATACTAAAGCTCGCTGTAAAACGGTTGGTGGTGAGATGGGCTACTCGAAATGTTACAAGGACGGGAAGGAAATATAGATGAAACAGGATAAGCGCTCAATAAAGCGTTTTCGCTGCTGGTTGGTTGAATCAAAGCAGTATGTTTATGATATTCAAAAAATTTGTGATGGCAAACTGATTAAAAGTTTTGCCGAGATTTTGAATAATCCAGAAAAATATGTTGTAGAACAGGAAACTGGCGCTATTGATATCGTTAAAAATAAAATCCGAGAGGGTGATATCGCAAAATATCGCAACGCGAACTATCAGCGCGAAGTTTTTGAGTGGCAATATGGCGTCGTGGTTTTTAGGAATTGCGGCTTTGAGCTGTACAACCCAATCAAGGACACTTCAGAATCACTAAATGATATATCTATCAGTTTTTCGAAAATTGAGGTCGTTGGTAATATTCACGAAGATTCTGAATTGTTGGAGGAGAAATGAGACTATATAAGCTACTAAAAGATTTACCAACATTCAAAGCAGGGCAATTAGCTTACGTGTCTAGCCTGGGCAACCTTATGGCTGGCACGCCAGAAGAAACAGAGACTGCA